ATTTACTCGAGATCAAATGGCTTAATCGAAAAGACAGGTATATTTATACACCCCCTGTCTAAACGATGGTGTTGTTGTTGTTGTTGTTGTTGTTGGCTAAAAGCCGAAAATAATGTTTATCTATATTATAAATAATTACCAACGTACATATTAGTTGGTAAATTTCCTGTTGGCAATTGATTCGGAGCATCAAAATATGGTGATATAAATTTTCTAATAGTAAAAGGAGATGCCATGGCATGGTGACCAAATCTAGATTCATCGGTCAAACCGACGTAAATAGATCTGCGTCCATTGCATTTCGTTGAATTATTAGAATTATAATACCTTATATATAATGAACCAAAATCCATTGTTGACAATTTTTCATAAGCAAAAAAACTATTTAAAAATTTCTGAGGTGATCCCATAAATTTATAAAAAGTAACATCCGGTATAACAAATTCATAAGTTTGAGTAAAAATATCAAAAATAACTGGAATATCTTGAAATGGAAAAGGAGATCTATAATATGGTAAGTCAGTAGGGTCTATTGTATCAGGGTTAACTTCACATCCGGTAACGGTCGCGGTGGTCGCATCATACGAAAAATTTGGTGGAACAAATGAAACGCTGAGTTGAACATCTTGAACGCCTGCAGTCTCTAGAGTTTGAGTCTGCAACCGAATTTGAAATTTAAATCCAACAGATTTACTATAATACATTCTAGATATTATTGAAATTGGAGTTTGATTCTCAGAATCAAAATTCCATGGTGTTTCTCCAATAAAACTAGATAAAGGTACGACTTCAGTTTGAACCTCTAAAGGGTCAATTGAAACAAGAGAAGTTCTTTGCAAAGGATACATACGTCTAATTAAAGGTCTAATGTCTAGATTAGGCATTAGTCTCTCTAAATGAGATGCTGATTGTTCTTTTTTATCCGTCGCTATTGGATTAACTTGTTCTTGCGGTGAATTCATAACTTTAATTGTATTTAAGTCTCCTATCTGAGCTTTGAAAATTGGTGGTGGTGCTATTTCCTGAACTGGAAAAGGCGCTTGAATTAAATTACGTGGTACGTAACCATAAAAAGTCAAGTCATCGCCTCCTTTCATATAAACATTAAATTCAACTTCTAAAGGGGAGCCATCAGAATTTGCTAATGGCTGAGCTAAATATATATAATACATGCCTAAAAATAATCCTTCAAAAGAAACATTTTCAGAACATGGTGTGAGATCATTTCTACATAAATAAGGTAAGCTAACGGTGTGCTCTTGAGCACCTTGAGTGAATTCCATCAACGCTGATGGAGCATTCGCAATAGAAGAATAAGAAGGAACCGAAATCGCTGCCTCAGAAGAAGGGTTGTACATCTTCAAAAGTCGCAATTTAAGTTGCTGCTTATTATTCATAACAGATTCAATAATAATTTCTAAACCGCCTCTCCAGGCTCTATGCAAAGAATGCATTAATTCGAGATTGTTTGTACATGTAATAGTGTCATTGGTATTAGCAATTCCGCCTTGAAAAGGTGAAATTGGTCGTGCCCAATATAATTTGCCGACTGGGTCTTCTTGAGAAACTTTAAAAGCTCCTAAAAATTGCTTTTTAGAAGTAATATGAGATATTGACATCTCATCAACAGAAGAACCAAAAATGGGAGATCTAACTATGCGATCGTTTTCAGTAAACGGGTCTAATTTTTCAAAATGTTGAGCTGCATCAACAATATTCGGAAAGTTACGTTTTGTTATAATATCACGCTCCTGTATAACAGGGACGTTGGGATTATGCAAACCGATCCAACCGAACAAAGTATTAACTGCTCCATCTATAAAATCGCCCACTACATTCTTCGTCGCGGATTTTGTAACTTCTTTAAGTCCTTTAACTTGAGGGACCCAAGTAACTAATCTTGGTGTTGGAACTACAATATCCAAATTCTTGAAGCAAGCTTCAATAATTATAGATAATGAAGTTGAAGATCCGTTTGATGGGGTTAAAGGATTCTGCACTAAAAAAAATAAATTTGAATAATTTCCATTAATTGGGGTAATATCTAAACTGGTTGCCGCTTGTGTGTCTAAATCTAAAGTGGCGAGATCTGAATTACAATACCAAGGTATTGTTAACATAACTGAAGTAGCTTCATTTGCAAATAAGGATGCGTGAGGACTTGATAACATGGTGTTAATCCATTGTTTATCTGATAATAATGTTCCTTTCGGCATAGGTGGAAGAGCTGCTACTAAAACTTTTCCTGCATGTGTTATAGTTCCTGCCATAGAAATATTTAAAACTAAATCTGCTCTATATAACGAGGCAATTTTCATTGCTTGTAATAAAGATGGATTTGATCTTATAATATCTCCTGGTAAATGATTAATTGGTGATGATAATAAACTATAACGTGCGTCTGTTGCTTTGAAACTTAACGTGCCTGCGTAAAATGGTCTTTCTACATAAGGTTTAGGATCAATTCTATATGCTTCTGGAATATCTACTTTCGTATATAAATCATTAGCTATAGATCCGATCTGTTGGATTTCCCTAGTAGAAATTGATGCTACGGTGGTCGTTAAATTTTCGAGATCTGTGTTGAAATCATTTGATGATTTCTTTAAAAACTTGTTGTCTACATTTTCTGGTTCTTGTGATTGATTCATAATATTTGTTGTCTAATCCTATCAATATTAAAATTTCGGAATACCCACTAAAAACTTAATATAATCTCTAGCTGCCCTAGTGGTATAAGCATTATAACTGAATAAAAATAATAAGGTAACTTTTTTAAAATAAAAAATAACTAAAAAATAAATAAAATAATAAATAAATAAATAAAATAAAATAATAAAAATAAAATAATAATTAAACTAACATTTGTGGTAATTATATCCTCCTCGTAGGCCAATGGTAAATTCATAACCATCGTCACGATTTAGAATATTAATTACTTGATTTTCTGTAAAAAATAAATATTGAGATCCTAAAACCGACTCAAAAACGCCGGTAATTTTCCTAAAAAAAGATGGTGAATGCAAATATGCTTCTATTTGCGTAGATCGTATTTTTCCATTTAATGCCTCGTGAGTGTCTTTTGTTGTATCAACCCACTGAGTCATATTCATAATTGTGTTGGTTGACAAAGGTCCAACCCATCTATTCAAAACTGGGTGAAATCGCATATGGCGTTTTAAATAAGTGAGTTTTTCCAATGGCTGTGAGGGATATATAATTGGTGATTTGTCTCCATTCGTGGCTTCCATTCCTAACGAAAGAGAGACGTCTCTATAAGTAATGAGATTAACATATTGAGATAAGTTTTCCGGTGCTCCGAAAATCTTATCGTCTCCTGTGGTATAAGAAATAATTTGTAAAAAAGCATCAACTGTGGGTTTGGGTACATTTCTCTTAACTACTAAAGCATCTAAAGCTCTATTAAACAAACTGTTAAGTAAAAACGTAATCCAAACACCTGATGGTAATCCGTGAGTGGTCATATATAATTCATCGCAAACTAATACGAAAGAACGCACAATTGTAGAAATTAAAAATTTCTTAGCAAATTTGTACACTCCATCATATTTTTCAAACATAACATCCATAATTCTCTCCATAATCAACGAAACTAATGAGCCGTCCCATTTAGCTGCGTCTAAATCTCCTGTAACTTTAATTCCTTTATCAGATAATTTTTTATATAATAAATCAAAATCTTTAAAAGGATTAAAACCTAATCCTATTC